ATTGTTACCTCCTTGCATGTCTGCTGTCCTTTTTATCCGGCCAGTCCCGGTGTTGCAGTGCCCATCTTGTAGTCCGCTGGGCCAGCGGTATTTGGGTATGAAAAAAGCACCGTGCATTTTCAGCACGATGCTTTTAACAACAAATTGGGTTTTAGATCACTGCGGAGCACACAACACGACCCCACCGGGGTATACTCCCATGACACAAGTGCCCTCCACGCCATCCGCTCTACACTCAAAGACAAAGCCGTTGCAGTCAGCGCCTAAGCATTTCAGAATGTCATAACCGTATTTTTCGCCGGTGTCCTCATCAAACTCCCGGTAGTCACCCAAAATTTTTCTTGCCTCTTGTTCTGTCACGGTTTCACCTCCACAGTAGCAGCAATGATATTTTCGTCTGTTGTGAGCGCTTTGTCATCCATGCGGAAAAATCCAAAGCGCCCTCTGGCCCCGTTGGAGAAATAACTGGATGCGTCCATATTCCCAGTTTGCGGGTCCATGTATTGGATATTCCCATTGCTTTTCTCAGCAATGAACACATGGGCGCTGGAGCCTCTACCTTTCCATTTCACATAAATGGCATAGCGTGCGCCATCCGGTGCAGCCGCAAGTTCTTTCTTAACGGCAGCCTCCGTCTGGCCCAAAGTAAAGGCCTGATAGGATGCTTGGTACTGTCCAGGTTGGATAAAACACTCAGAGCCCCAGCTCACCGTATTGCCAGAGGAGGGCATTGGTTTTGCTATGACATCATATCCTCGTCTGCGAAGCTCATAGGTTTGCACACACCGCTGGCAGTTGATACGATAAGCACCGCCAGCAGAATAGTTGGGGTTAGCCCCACTGATAGCGCCTGCCGCATCCAGTGAATTGCCTTTATGAGCGCCAACGGCCTTTTCCACTACATCCATTATAACGGGTTTTGGATTGGATGCAACACTATTTTGAGCCGGACTTGTATTATTTTTCTGCACAAAGCCCTTTTTCCAGTTATCAAAGCTGATATTGGCGGGTATTTTATGAGTGCTGCCGTCCTCATCACGGGTCCAGCGCTCACCCACGCCATCCATATCCTCAAAGTATGGGCAGGTGCAACACCGGCACCATGGATGAAATGGCGGTGCTGTGAGCCCCACCTGGTACTCTGACATCTTGAAAACCTTGCCGTCCATGTCGGCACACAAGCTGCATGTGTCCTTGTCAAAGGAGGCCACGATTTTGTAGCGCTCCACATCCAGGGCCTTGTAGCAGTCCTTTTGCCCGGCGCTGGAGAAATAGGCGCTTTCCGTCATCACCAGGCGGCCAGCCTTTGCCCTGGACACATCAAACTGCTTGGAGATGGCAGAAATAGCACGGTCCGGGGCCTCACCCCGGATGACCATTTGCGTGAGCTGGGTGTTGACGCTGTTCACAAGGCTCTGCTTGTTTGTCCAGCACCGATCACGGAAAGTCTGGTTGTCCGTGGTCCAGGGGCGGGAGAGCACCTTGGTGATAGTTTCCTCGTTGATGGCCTGCATGGTCCAGCCCACGCCCAGCCCCTTTTGCAGTTCAAAGGCCGTGTGATAGTAGCTGCCCTCATACATCTTGCGGGCGGCGGCATCCACATAGTCCAGTTGGTTGGAGTATAGGACCTCTGCCTGCTGCTGGAGCTGGAGCTTTAGAGCCTCCAGCCGGGAGATGTGCACCCTGGCGCTGGCGTTCTCAAGCTGTTTCATCCAGGCACCATCAATGGCGTTTTGCTCACCATAGGCGATGTACTCAGCCACGGTCCAGTGAAACTCCTTGAGCTCCTTGGAATTGAGCAGCCGCTTGGCCTCTGCCAGGTCAATCTCATTATTGGTGGCAAAGCGCTGATACCAGCGGGCCATCTGCCGCTCAATCTCAGCTTGGGCGGCGGCAAACTGCTTTTCAAGGTTTTCCACATAGGAGTAGGACTGGTCCAGCAGCGCATCCTCCATGTTTTTCATGCGCTGGGCCCAGTAGGCGGCGTTAGTCTGTCTTGCCATCGCCACCACCCTCATTGTTTACCGGCAGCTGGTTGCGGTTGGCCAGAAAAGCGGCCTGGTAGGGGTCAGCCTGCATGGCCTCCTCTTTCTCATCCTTGATGCGCTGGAGCTCCTGCTCCGGGTCAGTGACCCAGGGGTGCATCTTGACGATGGTTTCATCAGAGAGGATGCCCACGGAGTTCTTGCAGTTGTTGATGGCCTCTGTTTCGTTGATGAGCACATCCCGGTCAAAGATGACTGTGACATCCTCACCCTCAAAGCTCCTGCCGCCGGTGTTGGCCAGGTGCTTGTTGATAAACCAAAGCAGTTCCTCCATGCTGGCCTGAAACTCCATTTCAATGCCGTTGGCATCCAGGTCAATGTCAGAGTACATGCTCTGAATGTTCATTTGGTTTGGGTCACCGCTCATGCGGTCATCCTTAGCATCATAGCCTCTGGCGTTCTCAATGATGGCATCCTTGAGCAGGGCCAACAGGGTCTTGTAGTTTTCAGCGTTGACGGAGATTTCCAAAGTGTCCACGCCGCCCTCAGCTCCCTCATAGGACCGCACCTTGATGGCACCATAGGTGGCCAGGTTGCGGCGGAATGTGCCCAGGTCCTCACCGTCATAGTTCTTGATGACCAGGATGGTGGTGTGGATGTCCTCCTCCATCTGGTTGGCAAAGTTGCTCAGGATGTTGTTGTAGGCATCCTGGAGGCACTTGACCTTGGAGAGGAGTGGGATTTCATGGTGGGAGCTCTTAAAGCACACCAACGGGATGCGCTCCCAGTTGTAGCCCTCCACTTTGCCGGTTTCATCGTCCTGCCGTGTGATGATATAGGGGCCGGAGTAGGCAAAGCTGTCCGGCTCCAGCACGCCGTCATCCGTGCGGATGAAACAGTCTACACCTCCGCCGTGCATGACCTCAACCTTGACAACATCCTTGGCATGTTCGGCCTCATCGTATTCCTGCACCACATAGACATGGACAGCAGCGTCCAGGACGGTGTGGTCAGCGTCCGCCCAGAATGGCAGGACCTCATCAGCAGGAAAGCGCCGGAAAGCCAGCTCCCCGTTTTCGTAGTAGGGATAGAGCCAGGACTTTCCACCAATCCATGCGCCCTCACCAACATTGTGCATGGTACGCAGAAAACGGGCCCCGAACAGAGCCCCCAGGGCCTTGGCATACTCCTTGTTTTCGGTGTCAAAGGACAGCGGACGGCCAAAGGAGTAGTTGGTCTTTTGGTCCACCATCTTGGAATAGAGGTTGTTGACCAGCCGGTTGTTGGGCAAGTTCTTGAGCACAATGGGCTTGCCGTCCTCATCCAGCGCCAGGCGTTCCCGGTGGGTCACATCCTGGTAGCCGTCATAGTAGGCCTCACCCTCAAGCTGCTTTTTGCGCTCCGGGCTGGTGAGCCATGCGGTGATTTCAAGCTCCAGAAAGCGCTTGTCCGTCATGCCCCGTTTGAAATTGGTGGCCACACGGCCATTGCAATCATCCCTCAGATTGAGTGTCACCATTGGTTTCTCACCTCACTTAAAGCTAATCAGATCAGGCGCATAGACACGGTGCACGAAGTAGCGCACATCGTCCATGCTATGGTCATTTTCTTTGATGGGACGGTCCATCTGGGCTTTTTCATCCCAGCGATACATCCCAAACTCACGGATGCAGTCCGTGCAGCAGTCACAGAAAAAGATGTCACCGCTCTGGAGCCGGGTGGCCACATTGCGGATGCCGTCCAGCACGGAGTTGGAGGCCTTTTCTACACGGTAGCGGTCATGGCGGCGGATGACCTCAATGAAAGAGGCCGCCGATGGGTCCACAATGATGGCGGACACATGCAGGCCATCAGCCAGGCGCTCCAGCTCCGTGTAGTGCTCCTCATCGGTGCGCTGGCGGCCCTCCTTGCGGCTGTCATAGTAATACTCCCGCATCCTGTACCACTTGCCGCCAGCCTTGCCCCAGAGGCCAATGCTGGTGGGGTTGATGGTGCCGTAGTCGCAGGACATCACATACTTTTCATAGGGCCTGGGGACGCTGGGCACAACATGAAAGTCCTTGTTGAACATCGTGTAAATAAGCCCCTCCGCCACCACCCACAGGCCCCGGATAAAGCGATCATAGAAAACGCCAGAGTAAAGGCTCTCATACCTTGCCTTGACTGAGGCGGAGAGGCTGAGGTTGTCATCCATGGTGAAATGGAGGTGCAGCATTTTCCGCTTGCTGGCCTCCAGCACCCACTTGGTATAAAACCAATGGCTGGGGCCCTCCGGGTTGCAGTTAAACCACAGTTTGGCCCCCTCAACAGAGCAGCGGGCCGTGGCCTGGTTGACAAAGCTCTCCGGCATCAGGGCCACCTCATCCAGCAGGATGCCTGCCAGTGTGATGCCCTGGATGAGTGCGGCGCTGCTTTCGTCCTTGCCGCCGAACAGGTAAAAGCTGTTACTCTTGCCGTTGGCGCTCACCACGATCTTGTTTTCAGTGCGGTGCTCCTTGAAAGAGAAAACGCCCGCCAGCCAGACGGGCAGATTGCTTGTCACATTGCGGCGCAGGCTCTCAATGGTCTTGCCGCAGATGGCAAAATTGCAGCCATCAAAGCGGGTCATGGCCCACATGATAAAGCCCACCGTCATGGCCACTGTCTTGCCGGAGCGGATGGAGCCGTCACAGATGATGCCGTCATAGACCTCAAAGCCGGGTCTATTCCACCAGGTCATGGCCAGGTTTTGCCGGGTGCTCAATCTCTGGTATTTCATCTGTGCCTATCTCCTCTCTGGTGCTTTGGTCAATGACCTCAAAGATGTTATTCTCTGGGGCCTCGCTGCCACCGTTCTTGCTGTCGAACATGCCCAGGTGCTTGGCCAGCAGCTCCAGGGCCTTGACCTTATCGTGCACCTTGACCTCCGTGCCATATTGCCCCTCCTTGATGGAGGCAATGGCCTTGCGCTTTTCATCCGGCAGCTCAGAGGTGGGGGTGATGCGGACAATGCCATTTTGGTTGACGGTGGCGAAGTCAGCACCGTTGGCAAAGGCGATTGCAGCCAGCTCCTCAAGCACTTTTTCCTGGGTGATTTCCACCCGCTTTTGACGCTTGGCCTGCTGCTTTTGGATTTCGGCAGAAACTTGAGTTTTATTGAGTAGTTCCACGGCTATCCGGGAGGCGCTTTTTTCGCTATATCCGGCACGCTTGGCAGCCGCCGTGGCATTGAGGTCCACAAGGTACTCCTGCACAAATCGCTTTTGCTTTTCAGTCAGCTTTGCCATCTCACCACCCCATCACATAGTAAAAGCCGCCCTCATCGGACGGCTCTAAAAAATCGTTAGAATGAAACAGCGGCAAGGGTCTGGGTTTCATCATCCGTCACCTTGCCGCTGCTCAACCAAGGAGGCATTGCATCATCTTGAGGCACTACCCGCAGGATATAGTGTACCACAGAAACACCGAACAGAACGAACAAGTTACAATCAAGGCTCTGTGCCGTCATCTGTTTCTGGCTCCACAGCCTTGATGTACCTGTTGCACATCATCCGCACGCCGTCAGCGGTGCTGCTCCCGCCGATACAAGCGGCCACCTGCTGCCACGGCAGTCCATTCACAAAGCGATATGTGAAAACCTGCCGGAGGAGGCTGTCCTCAATGGTGGTGATATACCTCTCCAAACGATTGCGCTCATAAATGCACTGCTGGAGTTTTGCCTCAATAATGCCCTTGAGGTCCACGATCTCCGCCGCATAGCGGCCCACACGGTCCCCCACGCCGGGGCTCCTGGGCATCCCGGACAGATCTGACGAACAGGACACCGCCCTGGCCTCCAGCTCAAGGAGGCGTTTTTTGTCCATCTCGATCTCCCGGTTGAGATAGTAAAGCTGGGACAGCTCTTTCAAAGTCACAAATCAGCACCAGCCTCTCCACGCCACACGGGTTTGCAGTTGCCCTCACCAAAGGTGCACTTAACGGCACACACCCGGCAGGGGTCACCACCGGCCATGACAAAGCGCAGGTCTGCCACGGCCTTGCTCAGTTTCGCCTCAGCAAAGCGGGCACGCTCCTGGGCCCTCTCGCAGGCCACCAGCGCATCCGTGGCATCCTGGACGGGGGCAAGCTCCGCATCCAGGGCCGCTGCCTCCTCCGTGATGCTCTTGGAAACATTGTTGACGGTCTGGAGGGCCGTTTCCAGGATGGCGGCGTGCTGTTTCAGCAGTTTAATA